CGCGTGACGCATATACTTGCCCGCGTGTCGTCCTATAGTTCTGAGGAATGGCAACGGCAAAAAAGAAGATTTTGATGCTAACGGATCACCCGTTATCGACTTCGGGTGTGGGGACCCAAGCAAGATTCCTGATAGATGGGCTTCTACGGACGGGAAAATACGAATTCATTGTGTTGGGCGGCGCGATTAAACACGAGTCGTACGAAGTGGTAAAACCACATCCCGATCTGACGATCGTACCAGTTGATGGATTTGGTGGCCGTGATCGGCTGCGAATCATGCTTGCGAAAGAGCGTCCTGACGCGCTTTTCCTGTTTACAGACCCTAGATTCTTCCTTTGGGTCTGGGAAATGGAAGAAGAGGTCCACCAAATTTGTCCGATCGTGTACTGGCACCTGTGGGACCAGTGCGATATGCCGCCTGATTTCAATCGGGTGCTCTACGAGTCGACGGACCTGGTGAACTGTATTAACTGGCCGACGTATACCGCAGTGAAGTCCTGGGTGCCCGAGCGGACCAACTGGGTGCCACACGCCCTCCCAAAGGGTCTCTACTTCCAGATGACACCCGAGCAGCGCGCGTCGATCAGGGCGCAAGCGCTCCCTGGCAAGCCACAAGACGAGTTTGTTGGCCTCTGGGTAAACAGGAACGCGCACAGGAAACGTCCCGGTGACGTCCTGATGTCGTGGCGCCTCTTCATTGACGCGCTGAAGGAGAAACACGGGCACACGAAGGCGACGCTCGTGATGCACACTGACCCACACGATCACGAGGGACCGAACCTCATCAAGATCGTGGAGCACCTGAAGCTGTTCGAGAACGTGACGTTCTCTGTCAACCGCGTGTCGTTCCCAGACATGAACGCCTTCTACAACATGTGTGACTTCACTGTCAACATCTCGTCGGCAGAAGGTTTCGGCCTACCGACGCTCGAGGCGGCATATGTCGGACGGCCGGCTATCGCGCTGAAGACGGGAGGGCTCACGCGGCAGGTCGTTGACCACCGCGACGGTTCGCTGAACGGAATCGCGCTGGAGCCAGAAGTGAAGCGCGTCTGCGGCTCGCAGAACATTCCGTTCATCGTCGAGGACCACATCTCACACGAGACGGTGGCGAAGGCGTTCATGGAGATGTACGAGCTCGGTCCCGAGGGACGAGCGAAGCTCGGCGAGAAAGCTCGCAACTATGTGAACACCGAGTTCGTTCACGAGAAGATCGTTGAGACGTGGGACACAACAATGGAAGAGACCATCGAGAAGTTCAAGCGCGGTGAGGGATACAAGCCCTGGGAAATGAGGACGCTGTGAAGAGTTTCGACGCATTCACCCCCGAGCAGCTCGAGAAGAGCATCGGAGATTTCAATCGCCTCATCTCTGGTGCCTCGCGCAAGAAGCCGCGTGTCATGTTGTCAGCACCAGTTTTCACCGAGTCTGGCTACGGTGTCCACTCCCGTCAGGTGGCGCGTTGGCTGTTTGCGAAGCACCAGGCGGGGCAGATCGAGCTGCTTATCCACGCCGTGCCGTGGGGGAACACTCCCTGGATTCTCGACGGGAAAGCCGACGGCGGATTTATCGGCGCGCTTCAACTGCGAAGTGTCGCGCCGACGGAACAGCACGACGTGTCGATCCAGCTGAAGCTGCCGAACGAGTGGGAGCCAAAGCCGGGTGTCGTGAACATTGGAATGACAGCGGGCGTCGAGTCAGATCGCTGTCACCCAGACTGGGTTGCTGCGTGCAACAGGATGTCACACGTCGTGTTCCCATCGAAGCATGTCCTCGCCGCGTTCGAGGCCGCGGGCAGGATCAGCGTCCCGGTGTCCATCGTTCCCGAGTCATTTCCGGACGTTCTAGCGCTTTCGAGCTACGCGCACGATTCCCGCGTACAGTCAGCGCTCAATGCCATCGACACAACATTCAACATCCTTGTCTTTGGCCAGCTTACGGGAGACGCGAAGAGCGATCGCAAGAATACGTTCAATACGCTATCGCTTCTCTCTGAGACGTTCGCGGGCGACAGTGACGTGGGAATCATCCTGAAGACGAACTCAGGGCGCAACACACGGATCGACAGGGAGGTAACGATGTCAGTGCTGAGACAGGCTCTCGGCGAGAACAAACCCGGGCGACCGCGCATCCACGTATTTCACGGCAGCACGACTGATATCGGTGTGAAGACGCTGATGTCACACCCGAATACGCGTGCGCTCGTATCTCTCACACGAGGAGAGGGTTGGGGACTGCCTCTGCTAGAAGCAGCGGCTGTTGGCCTTCCCGTGATCGCGACAGACTGGTCGGGTCACCGCGATTTCCTCGACGTCGGAAAGTTCATCAAGATCGGGTACTCTCTCGTAGAGGTACCGAGTAGCAGAGTAGACGGCTCGATCTTCGTACGCGGTTCGAGGTGGGCGGAACCGAAGCTTGACGACGCAAAGAAGAAGATTCTCAAGTTCAGGTCGTCTCCCGAGGTTCCGACCTCGTGGGCGAAAGAGCTCGGCGCAGAGATTCGAAAGCGCTACAATTTTGAGGCGATCTCGTCGCTCTACGACGATGCTCTCGGAAAGTACGTCTCACCGTGATTGTCGTAGTCGTCATACTTTCTTTGCTTGTAATTGCGCTGTCAGTAGCGCTAGTGTGGAGCGTGCGTCTAAATCTGAAGCAGAGCGAGTTCGTTGAGAGGTTCGAGAACAATTACGAAGACGCGCAAAATGTCCTAAATGACGCATATTTTGCCATCGAAGACGCACTGAGCAAGCCCGTCCTCATGGATGACCCAATCACAAGGAGAGTGCTGGCGACAATTCGCGCGGCACAGAGAAGTGTTCTTACCGCTGCACGGCTTGTCACGATGCAAGAGAATGAAAATGAAGAAGAAAACGAAAATCGCTGAGCCTACAGCACCAACGACAGTCGCGGTGCCAACAGACGCGGGTGAGACATCATCTCCACCCGCCGCGCCCCCGCAGAGGCGGATCATCAGGCGTCGCAAGAAGGGTACGGGCGGCAAGTATTACTTCACACCTGCGACGCAGGCGGCGATCGTCGAGTACCAGAACGCGACGGAACAGAAGAAGAGGGAACAGATTTACGTCACAGAGATCTTTCCCGCGTTCGAAAAACTCGTCGAGAATCTGATCAACATTCACAAGTTCTCGGGCCTGTATGATTCATACGACGATCTGAAGAACGACTGTGTCACGTTTCTCTTTGAGCAGATCAGGAAGTTTGACAACAGTCGCGGCACGAACGCGTTTTCGTACTTCAACATCATCGCCAAAAATTGGCTCATCATCCGTACGAAGCAGAAGTCGACGCGTATCAAGAGAAATGTCAGTCTCGATGATATAGATGGAATGTCAGCGCGTGAGATGAAGATCATGGAGGAGCGAAACGTCGTCCCCTCGCAAGAGACGATGATCGAATCGGCAAATTTCGTGAACGGTCTCACCGACATGTTGAACACGATCCGTGACTCTGTGAAGACGCAGAACGAGCTCGCTTGCATGAACTCGATCATGACCATCTTTGAGAACATTGACAGCGTTGACTTGCTGAGCAAGAGTGCGATTCTTCTCTACATCCGCGAGCTCTCCGGCATGTCTCCGAAGCAACTGACAGCAACGCTGCACTCTCTCAAGAAGCAGTATCGAAAAATCAAGAGCGAAACTATGTAATCTCATGGCAAATACAGATCCCACAACAATCGAGAAACACGTCAAGGACTTTTCCGGCCTTCTTGAGGATATCGAGTCACTCGACGACAAGGTCCGCGCGCTGTGGGTGGAAATCTACGAGAACGCGATCACGGATCGAATCAACGCGCACATGCTCTTCACCGAGCTTCACGATCTCGTGCAGAGCGATCCGACGCAGCACGCAATCCAGGGACCACAGCTCGCAAAGTACATCGAAAGAATGAGCAGGAGCACCGACCAGCTGATGAAGCTCGCCGAGATGATCTCCGCGGCCCAGCGAGCGAGCGAGAACTTGAACCAAGACGAGATTTTCGGAAAAGCAAAAGCTCTCAGGTGATGGACAATAACGGTTCAAAATCTATTGCAGACGGCTCTGTTGGCCCACATGGTCGCGGCGGTGCCGCGGGGTCAGCACCTCTCTATCAGAGAGCTGTTGTGCATGATGTCATTTTCGATCCTGTTTCGCTTACTGACGAAGAGATTGACTCAATACGTTCGCGCGTTAGGTTCACAAACAACATCCGCAATCTGCCGCGAAATTCCGTCATTGCCGAGAGAATAAGGACCGGCGCAACGGAAGTAAACGGCCCAGAGATCTTCTATCCATTTTTCTCGCCGCACCTGTGCCTCCCCGTAAGTCCCGGTGAGCAAGTTTGGGTTATGTTTGAGGACCCGTCGATGGTCGATGCACAGGGGTTCTGGATCGATCGCGTTGCTGAGATGCGCTCCGTCGATGATGTCAACTACACACACGCAGACCGCAAGTTTGATAGGCGCGCGTCAAAGAAAACTTCCGACAAAGGTCTCGGTACGCCCCCGCCCGTTCCGGGATTTCACAACGGAGCAGTCGGGCTGCTTGACGGCGAAGACGTCACGTTGAAGGGCACAGGCAGCATCCCGGGCGGCCCAGACGCGTACAAGAACATTGTCTCTGTGTCGAAAGCCGCGCGAGCTACCGAGATGGAAGATGTCCCGCGCTTCACAAAGCGACCAGGTGATCTCGCGCTTCAGGGTGCAAATAACGCATTGCTTGTCTTGGGCACAGATCGATCTTCTCTCGCGGCAAATCCGGACGGTTCGCTGCCTGCCGCAGACGTTACTGCAAAGTCCGGAACAATCACGGCGAGTGTCGGTAGGGGACGGAAGCCGAAGACTTCTGGTAAGAGGGTCAAGAACGCGCGTGGAAAAGACGAGATCGACAAGACTGTTGGCACGCAAGAATCGCGTAGTGAGGGCGACTTTGATTTTGACAATGACGCCGCAACGATCGTGCTCTCTATGTCAACGAAAGCAGATCGAAACTTTGCTGTGAAGCACGGGAAGCTCAAAGACACATCTTCTGCACAAGCGTCCGCGGCCGTTGTCAAAGCGGATCAGGTGAGGATCATTGCGCGCGAAGATATCAAGCTTCTCGTGAAAGCCACAGCCGAGACACCTGATTCTGACGCTGCGATGATCGTCATAAAGAAGAGCGGTGATATTGTCTTCATTCCCTCAGAGAAGGGTGTGATAAAGCTCGGTGGCGACGATGCAGACATGGCACTTCTAGGGACACACGCCGGTGTCGTAAATGCATCAGGTCGCGTATCTGCAAGTCCTATCGTTGACAGTATGGGCGGCTCGCAGGGCGGAGCTGACGGACTGAACGGGAAATTCGCGACGCGCGTCTTGGTGAAGTGATGGGACTCTACGATCCAATTCTCACGTCTGTCGGTCTCCTGAGCGCCAAGAAATTGACCTCTGCGGCGCGTGATAAGTACTTCGAAGAAGTGACGACACTTCTCGTAGCCGGGAACGAGGGCGGTCACGGTCTGAAGGGCGGGCTCACGTCTCTATTTGCCCTCCCACCCGTAGATCCGCTACCTGAAATTGTCAATGTTACCACTCTGCAGAAAGAGAAGATTTTCTGGTTCGGAGCTGACCCATTCGCCGCAGAACAAGCGGCACACATCAAAACGCGAGCTAACGCGCCCATACTTCACACTATCTTCCTAGACACGCTCTTCGAGGGCACAGCAAACGCCCTTGACCTCGCGGGCTCGACACCCTTTGCGCCCGTGTGTGATATGTCATTCGCGTTCGGCCCCGATTTTCCTTTCCCACCGAAATTTCCTGACGATTTCATTCCGAAGCTCGGAGAGTTGAAACTAACGATACCTGAGCTTACGATCCCGGTGTTGATGGCAAAGTTGGGCATCAAGTTCCCACCGCCCATCCCACCCTTCGCAATTCCCTTCCCACCCCCGGGAATTCCACCCGACCTCCCGACAATTCCACTGCCTCCGCCGACGCTCATCCTACCAGAATTCGTAACCAAACTTCTCGAGTTGCCATTCATTGTCCTGAAGAAGCTCATCATTCCACCCTCTCTAGATCTTGCGCTGAAACTACCCGAGCTTCCGTTGAAAGTGTTCGATCTCTGTTTCGAATCACTTCTCGGGATTCTGACAGAACTCAATCTCTTGCTCATAACACCGAAGCTTCTCATCGCGTGCCTCCTCGTGTACCTGAAAAATGTCGTCGGGATGATCGTGACAGTGATAATCGGGATGCTCGTTGGTTCGGGAAATTTCGCAAAGACAGGGGCGAAGCTTTGCGGGCTCGTGTGATTGCGGTCGCGCCTATTTAGGACTCAATGGGAACAATCAGCTTCAAGAGCGTGGGCAAAACGTCTCAGAAGCGCGCAGAAGACGCTTCTGCCGTGTCCGGATCGCTGACACCCATTGGGTTCATGACACCGCTCCGATTCGGCGGAAATTCTGAAGGTGTGTTTGCAATGCACTACTCGCTCGCGGACCAACTTCACGACAACCTCAGGAATCTGATCCTGACGAACTGGGGTGAGCGCGTCATGTTGTACGATTTTGGCGCAAACCTGCGTGAACTGACCACCGAACTGTCTTCTGAGGAGGATTTCGATTCGGAGGCGATCGTAAGAATCGCGGGAGCGATCAACAAGTGGATGCCGTACGTGCAGCCCGTCGACTACGTGTCAAACATAGATTTCACCGATCCCAATAACGCGGCGATCGTGCAGATTCGCATAACGTACAACATCCCGCTACTTAGCATCAAGGAACGTCAGCTCCTGGTAACGCTGTACACGATCGGATAAAATGGCCGTAGACACAAAGAAAGACGTAATCCAGTCAGTCAGGGCCCGACGCTACCTCAACAAGAGCTTTGCGGGACTCAGGCAGGACATCGTTGAGTACGCGCGGACGTACTATGACGACAAGATCCGCGATTTTTCAGAATCAGGTCTTGGCGGTGTCCTCATCGATTTTGCTGCATTCGTCGGTGACAACCTCTCATTCTACCTTGATCACCAATTTTCAGAGCTGAGCTCAGAAGACGCCGTTGAAAATCAGAACATCGAGCGTGCCCTGCGCTCTGCAGACGTAAAGATTACGGGCGCGTCACCCGCAGTTGTCCTCTGCGAGTTCAGCATCGAAGTCCCAGCGGAACCTGACAGCTTTGGTGGCAAGCGAGTACAAACGAGCGCACTACCAGTCTTGCAAGAGGGAACGATCTGCATCGCTGACAATGGTACAGAATTTGTTCTTCTTGACGACCTTGACTTCTCGGAGAGAAACAAACTCGGTGATCTCAAGGCAACTGTCAGGTTCGCAGACGTGTTGTCAGACGGTTCACCAGCAACATATGTCGTTACTGCCGTCGGCGTGTGCATGTCTGGATTTCGAACGCAGGAGAGCTTTGCGATCGGCTCCGATTTCGTGCAGTTCCGTGAGGTATCTCTGTCCAATCCTAACGTGACAGAGATCATGAAGGTCAGCGACGACATCGGAAATACGTACTACGAGGTCGAGCGTCACACACAGGACGTCGTCTATTCACGAGTCCCAAACGTAAATGACGACGGCGATGTGGTCACTGACGTTCTGATGCTCACACCCGCTCCGTACAGATACGTCAGAAAAACGTCAACGTCGTCCCGCACAACAACGCTTGTTTTCGGTGGTGGGTCAGCAGACACGCTAGAAGATGACGCCATCCCAGATCCCACAGATTTTGCGCTACCGCTCTACGGCAAGAGGACATTTACGCGGACGTCTATCGATCCTGGCACACTTCTCAACACGAGGACGTTGGGTGTAGCTGGCACGAATACTACGCTGACAATCGCGTACCAACACGGCGGGGGTCTCAGCCACAACGTCGCAGCTGGTACGATCAATGCGATCCCGACGGTGAAAATGGTATTCCCGGGTGGACCTTCGGCCGCCCTCGCCTCGCGCGTACGGAACTCTGTAGATGTCAGAAACCCGTTTCGCGCGTCAGGCGGTGAAGATCCACCGACGACAGACGAGTTGAAGCGCCTCATCCCAGCAGCACGTAGCGCACAGTCGAGGATCGTAACCCGGCCCGACATTCTCGCGCGCATCTACACGCTACCGTCTAACTTCGGGCGCGTCTTCCGGGCGGGTATCCGTTCCAGTTCGAGCAATCCGCTCGTCACTGAGCTCTATGTAATCAGTCGCGATGAGGACGGTCGCCTCATCACCTCGCCAGACACGCTGAAGAAAAATCTCGTAACGTACTTGAACACGTACAGGATGATCTCCGATGCGATAGACATCTACGACGGCAAGATCGTCGATCTCCAGCTGAGATTTCGCGTGACAGTAGAGCCAGGAATGAACAAGAACCTGGTATTGCAGTCAATCTTGACGAAACTGAAGCGTTTCTTTGATGTGAAGAACTTCACGATAGACAAACCGATCGTGCTCTCTGACGTACACAACATCATCTTCAACACTTCGGGCGTCGTATCTGTGAATCAGATTAAGTTCGTGAGTGCTGCTGGTGTTGTTGGTTCGAACACTTACAGCGATTTTTCTTTCGATGTAGACTCAAACACAAAGCACGATATGCTTATCCCACCGCCCGGTGGCATGTTTGAAGTTAGGTTTCCTGACATAGATCTAGTGGGGATCGCGACCTAATGTACCGAATTCTGTTTGCCGAAAAAGACACGTACATCACGGATCGCGTGATTTCCGGTCGCCGCGTCACCGGTGCAAATCTGGGAAGAGCTGGCACGCTTGATCTCTTCAAGCTCTACGGCGTGACGTCGTCCGGAAGTGTTCCGAACGTTGAGTTGTCGCGCGCCCTCATCAAATTTGACCTCTCTGACCTGCAAGCACAGATGTCATCTGCCGGGATCGCTGTCAATGACCCAACGTTCAGCGTTCTGTTGAAGCTCTCAGATGTCTACGGCTCGCAGACAACACCCGCTAACTTTTCGCTCGTGCTCTACCCACTGTCGCGTTCATTTGATGAGGGTACAGGCCGCGATGTCGCATACTATCGCGACCGCGACACAGCTAATTTCTTGACAGCGTCATGGAGCGGCGGAGCTTCCGTGTGGTTTGCTTCGGGTGCCAACGGACAGGGCCTTCTCGGTTCATCGAACATCGACATCATTACGAGCGGCAACATCGGCGCCGGCATCACACAATTTGGCGTGTCGCAGTCTTTTGCGCTCGGAACAGAAGATCTGCTTCTAGACATCACCTCTCTGATATCCGCGACGATTGCGGGGTTGATCCCTGACAAGGGTTTCCGCATCTCTTTTGTGTCAGCAGAAGAGAACGATACAAAGTCAAGGTTTGTCAAGAGATTCGGGTCTCGATCTGCGAACGATCCCTGGAAGCGCCCGCGACTCATTGCCCGTTGGAACGACGCGGTGAGCGACGATCGAAATAACATGACGCTCGACGTGTCAGGCACGCTGTTTCTCTACAACCACGTCCCGGGCGGGCTGAAGAATCTCGTGTCAGGTGCGGCCCTGTCTTCGCTTACGGGACCAAATTGCATCTCACTTCGCCTCGAGACACCGGTGTCGGGTGGTATCTACACATTCACGTTCCCTGCATCACAGTACACATCTGCGCCGTACACGAGCGGAACGTATTACGCGTCTGTAGCTGTGCCGACGTCGATCCCAGCGATCAGAGAGCAGCTCGCAACCAGCGGGTCTGTGACGTTCACGGAAATCTGGTCGTCTCTAGACGGTACAGTTCCATTTCTTTCGCAGACACTCACACTAAAGTCACAGGACGCGCAGACGTTCGGTCTGATGCCAGTCCAGTACGTCGTGTCTCTTACGAACGTGCAAGAAGAGTATACGACTGATCAAGCTGTACATCTCCGTGCCTTTGTTCGCAAGCTCGGTGTTGCTGACACAAGTACGAAAGTCACGCGGCTCGCAAAATCTTACATACCGGAGGCTGTTCACTACAGCGTTCGAGACGCAGTCACGAATGACGTGGTGATCCCATTTGACGAATCGAGCAACTCGACGAAGATGTCATCAGACTCGCTGGGTCTCAGGTTCAAGCTGTTCATGGATACATTTGTCGCGGGTCGTTCTTACGCCGTTGATGTCATGATCAAAGAGGGCGACTCAAGGGTCATACACCGAAATGTCGGCGGAAATTTCAGGGTCAACGAACCTCGTTGAGAGCGCGCAGTATAATTTCAGCACGTCTATTTAAGACACTGAAATGGCATCTTCGCTCGGGCAGCTCGGATCACCTTCCTTCGTAAAAGCGCTTCTCTCAAGAAATAGAGAGGTGCGAGCGACTCTTTCTGAGATGTCTGACACGAACTCCGAGAGTACCGCGTCGTTCTACTACGACGTTCCCGGAAGCGGGCTAAAGTCAACACAGCAGCTAAATGTAGACTGGTCAAAGTTTCAGAATCACGTCTTCTTCAACTCTGCTGAGGTAAGCACGAACGTTGCTTTTGACAGGGTCGTCAATCACTTTCCGTTTGACGGTGCGAAGCGAGACCTCGAGAAGTTCTTCGAGAGCCTCACCGGGTTCGAAAAATGGGTATACGATCGCTTCCCAAAGAACGTCGGGTACCTCAACTTCAGTGGCAGTGCGGCTACCGGATCTGTCGGCACGTTCATCTCTGTCAGCGGCCTAAATGGCGCGGGCATTCCCACCCTGTCGACGGACAAGCTGGGAACAAACGTCCTAGATCCTGGGCTCAGGTCATTTTCCCTCGAGTCACACGTCTACATCCCGCAACAGACAAACGGAAACCAAATCGTTTTCCAGAAGCTCTCTGGCGGCACGAACGGTTTCTCTTTCCACCTCGAACAGACGGGTTCTACGACACAGTGTGTCGGAACGCTCGCCGTAGTGTCTGGCAGCGAGTGTGTTTTCACGTCGTTCCCACTGACAAAGGGACGTTTCAATCACATCTGCGTATCTTTCGATCGTTCGCCGCGCAAGAACAAAGCACAGATCTTCGTAGACGCGCGACTCGTGGCCGAATCGACGAGCTCGTACGCTCTAGGAAATCTGGGTTCTGCTGCCGCCGCACTTACAATCGGTTCTGGCTCTGCCGTGAGATTCAACGGCATCACTGTCACGCCAGGACAGACATTCTCCGGATCGATCGATGAGTTCAGATTTTATCACGAGGCGAGGAGCGAAGAAGCACTGCGCGCTTCGGCAACCAAGAGCGTCTTTGCGTCACCCGCGCTGAAACTGTACTACAAGTTCAACGAACCCTCTGGTACGCTACTTGGTTCGACGACAGCAGCAGACAATGGAATTGTCATTGACAGTTCTGGTAATGAGCTTCACGCGTACGTCTCGAATTTTTCGTTTGCAAATCGCTCTACGGGAAGCCTGACACCACCCATCACGAACGAAAAAGTAGAGCTCTCGCCCGTTCTCTTCCCAGCATTTACTGACACCCTGTCGCTAAACACAAACCTACTTCTTTCGGCCTCAGAATATGACGGGACCAACCCAAACCTCATTACCCGTCTCGTTCCCTCGCATTATTTCAGGGAAGGGAAAGAGCTTGATGGCATGGAGTCAGAAGAGGGAACGATCGGTGATTCGTACACGGGAACCGGCGCTCCTGGTACCGGCGAGCTCGGCGCTGCACAGCTTCTATCTTCGTTCCTGTATGTCTGGGCAAAGTTTTTCGACGAAATGAAGCTCTACATAGACGCCTTCGCGACGCTGAACAACATCGATTACAACAACCCTGACACGGCGCCCGACAACTTCCTCCCGTTTCTCTTCTCACAAATGGGATTCGAGGTACCGTCGTTCTTCTCTGATGCGTCGATCCAACAGTACATTGACGCCGAGAACATTCAGGGTGACTTCGGCACAAATCAGCACGCCCTGCAGTACGTGCAGAACCAAATTCACCGTCGAATCCTGACAAATCTCAGTGATGTCATCAAGTCAAAGGGAACGATTCACTCGGTGAAGGCTTTCATACGAGCAATCGGAATCGACCCAGACAACAGTATCAGGATTCGAGAGTTCGGTGGACCGACGCGGCGCCAACTGTCGTCTGTGCGTGAGAGGCGCACACAGCAGCACTATGTCGTTGACATGAGTGACAGGTCGGGATACTTTGTCTCACCACCGCTATCGGGCAGTAGAACTGAGGTCGGATTCCCGCTACCCGTTGGGACGATGGTGCGAAAAGAGACGTACCCGCCGCACGGTATTTCTAACTCCGCGAGCGATGCGCTGCTAACGTCTGGATCTTTTACTTTCGAGGGCACGTACAAGTACCCTATCGGTAGGAGAATCACTCCCGTCTCTACGCAGAGCCTCGTAAGACTGGTTGTTACCGGATCGGCGTTTACGGGCACGTCTGACGGCTGGGGTACGTTGGTAAACATTGTGGCGACCTCGGGCAGTACGTTCACCGACATTCCCGCCGTTCGCGCGTATGTCAGAGGCAGAGAAAATCTGGGTGCAATCGCTCCCACACTTGTCATGCAGATTACGGGCGCGAACGTATTTGACGGCGAAAAGTGGAGCGTGTCATTCGGCAGGAGCAGGAACGACGAGTTCGGATCGTACGCATCGTCTTCTTACTTCCTTCGCCTCGCGAGACAGGATGGTTCTGAGATCGTAGAGAGCTACGTGACGTCGTCTTACTTTAGCGATCGCGGCTCGTCGTCGATCAAACCCGCGTTTGAGTTCATTACAGGCTCGACAAATGCGTCGGGCAGCTGCATTGTCATCGGAAATCGAACGGTATCATCTGGTGCGTCGCTTGACTTCTTGAACGATTCGACAAACGTAGTAGCAGAAGCCCGCGCGTCGACGTTCGAAGGTCAGTTCAGCATGATCAAGTTCTGGTCGCGAGCGCTCACAGAAGACGAGTGGCGCGAACACGCGCGAAACTATCGTTCTGTCGGTGTGTCATCGCCATGGTCACAGTTCTCTTTCAACACAGTCGCCACAGGCACTTTCGGGAGGCTGAGGACAGACATCTCGATCGAACAAACAACGCTTAGCGCGTCTTCGCAGGGGACGCTGCAACTCTTCGATTTCTCGCAGAACGCATTTCACCTCGCGGGCAGTGGGCTCACAGCGAACAGAAAATACCTTCTCTCTGACACGTTCTCGTACTCTATGATCTCGCCGGCGATCGACGAGGCGGCGACAACAGACAAGGTACGAGCGCGCAGCTTCCTATCGTATAAGAACGTCGTCGAGTCAGATGTTGCGGGTGTCGCGCCTGTCTACGACCCAGAACCGAGCGAGACACCAACTGACGATACGCGATTCACTATCGAGTTTTCAGTCATCGATGCGCTCAACCGCGACATCACGAACATCTTTGCGACGCTCAGCGATCTCGACAACTCTCTGGGAGATCCGCAGCTGATGTTTGATTCCGATTATCCCGGTCTCGTAAACATCAGGGACATTTACTTCAATCGCCTCACGGGAAAAGTAAACCTGCGCGCGTTCTTTGAGTACTTCAAGTGGTTTGATGCGTCGATCAGCTCTTTCATCGAGCAGCTCATCCCACGCAAGACACGCTTCTTCGGAACGAACTTCGTAGTAGAATCTCACATGTTGGAGAGGGCGAGGAAGAGGTATTTCCACGGTGACACGTACCTCGGTGAAACCGCGAGAATTCTGTCACCACGGGATATTTTGGTACAGCAGGTCGTCGGTTCTATGAGGAAGTTCTAATGGCAGGTTGTACTGGAACGTCGACTATTGGCGTTGAAACGTCCGAAACGCTTACTGCCGCGTGCGCATCAAAGGGACGCTACCAAAGAGTTCACTCTTGCAACATTGACGTTGCTGGCGGCGTCTATTCTTGCATTGTGAACTTCCCTACGACTGGGATGACAGTTCTAATTTCGTGGCCCACGCCGCCTCTACCACCAGCTACACCCGTCGTCGCGACATGGACGGGCGTCGGAAAAAAATCAGTAGTCTTCACAGCGACGCAATCGGGCATCTACGCCATCACCGCATACTCAGACATACCTGATGTTCAGTACACAATAGCCGTTGTTTCGGGCGAAGTCACCGACGCAAGCCTTGCCAGCAGAGATCAACCCACCGCGCTTTCGACGCGTCTCATCGCGCCGCCGGGAAGTTACGGAAAAGCACCCGCATTCAATGATGCACAGCGAAATATCGTCAAGAGGAGGGTGTAAATGGCAACGCACCCGAGTGGCACAATCGATACACGTGAAGTAGACGGATACCGTCAGGGCGTCGAAATAACAGCACCAGAGCACGTAGCGGCCGGTGTCGCAAAAATCTGGTCTGGGTACGACGATCACAAACTGCCACAGGTTGAGTTCGGGCAAGTTGGACAGTTTGATTACCCCGCGCCATTTGAAGAACAGCAGCGCTACGTGTCGTCCGAATTCATACAAACAAGTCAGGGCCGGGCGTGCTTCGAGAGAATGACCCGTGATAGGGTAGCACGTTACTTCGACGGTGCGCTGCATCCTCTCGGTTCTGCGTCAGGATCGAACGAATTCTTCCCAAAAGAAGTGCTGGGAATCAAAGGCGCGATTCAATCGGGCAACGAAAATGAGTTCGGCGAAGTTGATGACATTGCCGACCAGTTCGTGCCCGGACGAACGGGAACAATGGGCCCATTTGTCGACAGCCGGGCGCTCATCACGCGCGAAACGTATCGAACCGGTCGTGTTCCGAAATTTGCGGTGATTTCGCCTTACAGCGACGCATTTCCGTATAAAATCGGGCTCGTGTTGCCAGTTAGTGCATCGCAACTTCACGTATCAGCACGACTTGCGATGAGTGGGACTGATGCTAATACTCGACTCTTGAGCGGATCGAAATCGATGGGCGTCGGGTTTACTTACGACGGAGCGCAAAAGGGTACAGACTCGCTAGCTTTCGGTGGGTTCAAATTCTAACATGAGACGACTTCTGCCCAGGACAACGCTGAGAAATCTCGACAACGCTGAGTCGAGGTACCCACACACACGCAGGACGGGCGATCCTCGCATCGGTACATCTGGTGGTCCGTTCAACGACAACGACACGTTGATCTACTCGCGAAGCAGAACTGTTTCGTACCCGACAACACTGCCAACAGACAACAGAAATCTCGCGTCTGACCTCACGAGTAGCATTTCTGCTGTCGGTTCATTCACACAAGGCGTGGCAGAAAATTTCGTCACGGTCACTAGAACACTCAGCACGTACAAACCATTCATCGAATTGGGCCTGCACGAACAGGACCTCGATAAGTCGAGTGTCATGTATCGAACGGGCAGCAACGTCAGTGAGCTAGGGCTTGGGTTCAAAGCCCCGCTCGGTGAGAAGACAAAGATACGATTTGAGCTTCCTGTAAAGACAGCCGTGACGCTAGATCCACTTACGTCCAGCGCGTACTACTACAACAAGGTTGAAGGCACGTTCCAAGAAATCGCTCCCTCTGAGAAGACAGATCCGAATCCGATCATTCAGGGGACACCATCACGTTTTGCATTTTCGTACCCATTCCTCGATGTGAAGTTTTTTGACGCTCTCGGCAATTACGCGTCTTCGGGCGCGTTCGGGAAGATGGTGTCATACATCTCTGACGTATACTCATTCGCATCATATGCTCGTTTTGCGCCATTCTACTCAAATGCACTTCAGGAAGAGGGCTTCGAAACGCTAATATCAAATGATGATGCTGGCGTCACGCGAAATTCAAAATACGCCGCGTCGACATCACAGTCATTTAACGTCGGTGATTTTTCTGATACGCCATTTCTTCTCGAAAGGGCGACACTTGAATTTCCTTTTCAGGCGGGCAGTAACTGGTTCAATGATAGGACACGCGTCGCGCAATCGCACGGTGTGAATGACGAAACTTGTTTGGGTCTCGGTGGACCGTGTGTCATGGTTTCACTGTTCAATCAGATTTCGCCCACGCGCCGAGAACTAATCATGTCAGCATCAATCATCCCGCAAGGAGATGATACGTCTGAAATCATTCGCTCGACGTCTGTACCACCATTCGCGCCAGCACCCGGGTACAAGCAGTACCGTTCAGTTCAAGGATTTACGGCTCTCGGCGCAAAACCAACTGTAGTAATTCCCTCAGGCAGCTCACACCAATTCGCTGGTACGTTGAGATTTGACATGGAAGCGCGTGTGTCAAATGGCCTCGTGTACATGAAGCCCTATTTCCGCACGTACGCTGATTATGCGTCTTATACGACGACGACAGCTCCACTGTCTCCATTTCAGAGTGAACCAGCGGGTTACGTTTACACGGTTTCTCCTTTCGGAAGAAGCAAGTCAGGTGAGGTTTCAGGAAGATCGATATTTGGTCGTGACGTGGGATCTCCTGGTAACTCAAAAATTGTACGCCTCAAAGAGTTGGGCGCGCGCCTCGATGTATACGGAACAGCGTCCGGAAGTCTAAGCGATCTCGCGATTCAAAACGTTCAGGGAAATATCATCTCACCGTACCTCTTGACGTCGACTGACAATCTTGTCCTTGTTGTGTCAAAGTACCACTCGTCACCGCAAGAGCAGACAGTCTCTGCGTCTTACAATTCATTCCCACTAACGGCATCACATGACGTTTCTATTCCAGTAGGAACGATCAAGATGACGCTATTTGGCTCTCAGGTGCGAGAACAGGCTGAATTTCACGATACGCTGAACCAGAACGTGACATCCAACGCAGTTCACTACTCGACGATCATCGGTTCACCCATCGTCGATCAGTGGAACCTAGAAGCGCGGTCTAC